CTGACAAGTAAGAACTCCTGCCCCGATTGGCAGGTTACTTCGTGGATGTTTCGGGTGTGCTTGGTGGCTGGTAGGATCATGAGAGGTTTTTAAGTTTGGCATTCTCGGCTTGGAGGGAGTGGATGGTGTGTTCCATTTCCTCAAGTCGCTGACGCAAACTTACGACCTCATTACGAAGTTGTGTTAATTCCTTGTTTTGGGACTCGCTGGTAGCCTGCCACATAGCAAGCACCGCTTGGGCCTGCCTGACTTGCAGGGAGTCCGATTCAACACGGCCCTTGGTGAACCAAGCGACCGCTCCACCGACGATTGCTGCAACGCTCCCGACGATGGTGGTTTCGATTAGGTTCATTACTTGTTCGGCTCGCCCTTTGTCTTATCCAAAGCCATCCAACCAACTGACAACAAGGTTAATACGGAACCGATAATTTCGGTAAGCGTGGCTGCATCAATGATGCCTTTGGCGACGAGTGTTCCACCGATAAAGGTCAGAAGGTGGCGAAGGAGAGCGATGACTGCTGATTTCATAAAAGGGAGTTTAGGTGTTTCGGGATTGCGTTTGCGAAAGAGTTTCATAGTGATTTGTGTTGGTGGTAGTCCTCGGTGTATTGTTCCTCCCAACCTGCAAAGGCGTGGACTCCGCAGGGTTCGGGCCAAGTTTCGTATTGGGTAGCCTCTTCGGGTGCGTCGCCATCCCAAAGGATGTCGTAGCACACAAGGCCATCCAAGACCCCAAGGTCAACCGCAGCGGTCGTGCCTGTGCATAGAGCCAGCACCTTGTCAGCGTCGCTCTGCTTGGGGAATGCGTACTTGCGGAAGGTAGCCATTAGGGGGTCGTAAGGGCAGCGAGTTCAGCGTTGGTTAAACGAGTGGTGTAGAGGGCAGCGGCACGGATGCGGTTGTTAAAGAAGAGGTCATTAGATGCACTTGTTTCCCTTGTCCCTAAATAAACACGATTTGCTCCAAGCGTGCCAAACGATGCGCCTACAGTTGTCGTTGCAACTATTGAGCCATTTAATGCAAAAACAACACCGCTTGCATTGCTGCTATACCCGACTGCTATTTTGTTGATTCCAGTAGATAGCGATGTGTCTGTAAATGTTGCATCAAGCCTTCCACTTCCCAAAGCATCCCTTATTTGTACTCTGATTTGATTTAAGGTATTGGTATCAACTCTTACTGCACCGATGGTATAAGATGCGGTTTGCAAAGTGATTATAGACACTGCTGCTCCTAAATTTCGATAATCCACCTCCGCATAAATCGTCCCTTCCGTCTGCCCGATGCAACCGCTGACTGCGCCTGTTACGCTGATAACGTCTGCGTTGCGGGTTACCGCTGCGGTGCTTGTGGGGATGTAGGAGGTGGCGACGGAGCCTGTTTCAAACTGAAAGCCAAACGCATAAAGACCTTTTGTTCCTGTGCCTGTATAGGCAAGGTTGCCCGAATCATCGCATAAATAAATTCCGGGACTAAGAGTACCACTTGCCGTTGCGGTGAATGTGGTTCTGCAACGATACCAGCCATTGCCGTAATTTTCAATGCCTCCCGTTGCGTTTGTTGCCGTAGCCGTTCCGCTTGCAAGGTTAAAAATAGTGTATCGCTCAACCCCTCCTTGAAATACATACAACCCCACTTGAAACCTCTCTGCTGATTTTAGAAAGCAAGTCATTGAATAAGTCGTTCCACTCACCACCGCAATGCTTTGATTCATTCTATGCGTGTCGGATGCGGATGTGTCCTCTTGCAAGTAATCTGCAAGATTGGTCCCATAAGGGTCAAGCGTTCCTGTGGTATTTGCTACGCTACCTGAACCAAAGGCGTTGATGCGAATTCTGCTCCAAGTTGTATTGAACGCCTCACTTTGCAACGCCAAGTTCTGCGCACTCGGCTCCACCAGCAACGCAGGGCAGCCACCGCCAAGGGGATAGTCCAACCTCGGAATCCCCGAAGCCACCGACTCAATCAATCCGCTTGCGTTCACACGGGTCGCAGTCGTCGCACGGGTTACATTGAAGTCCCCCGATGCACCCAATACCACACCGCCCGAAGTGGTTGCTAAGGGTGTGTAGAGTTTGCCCGTCTTAAAGCGTGCAGGTACTAAAATCAGCGAAGGTGTCGGCATTGTTAGAAGTTGAAGATTGCAGCGAATCGGACGAACAGGCAACCATTCACGGCAGCCTCGGCAGCGGTTGCTCCGTCAGCGGTTGCCCTTGCGTTGAACAAGGCCCACACCCCTGCAGCGACTCCGCCTTGGAGCATGTTCGTGGGATAGCCGTAGCCGTAACCTATCAGCATTACAGGAAGGTGTAACCGATGACGGAACCTGCGGAGGGCGTAACGGCAGTAATCTTGCCTCCGTTGCGTCCTGAAATCACGATGCCAGCGGAAACGGATTTGCCCGATAAGTTGTAAGGAGTCAGGAGGTTTTCGCCACCAGTTCCCGTTAAGACCGTGAAAGTAGCAGCAGCATTGACGACTACGAAGTCGTAAACTTTACCGGTAACGGCAGCGTCAACGAACTCCATCGTACCGCCCTGTCCGAGCATTTGTTGCAATATGGGTGTAGGCATTTTTTAGCGTTTAATTGTAAATGTCTTTTAAGTTGGAATTTCACAAACCGAATGGCCGTAAGGGATTTCAAAGGTCATCGTCGCCTGCCACCCTGCCGTGCGGTCATCTCGGCTCTCTACGAACCTCGTAAGGTTCACGCTGGATGAGAGGGTCCAGTCCTCGTTCGGGTCGTTTGTAAGCGATGATATGAAGTCCTGTGCGATTTGCAACTGGTCGCTTAGGACCTCGTCCTCGTTATCCTGCCAACCCAACGTAGGGCTGCCCGAAACCACTCCGCCCATCGGTTTGATGGACTCAACTCTATCACTAAAATATACCCCAACCACCAAGTCCAAAGTACCAGCGTCAGTATTTGCAGACTGAACGTCCGCAAACACGAGCGGATAGACGATTCGCTCACGGCTTGGGGTTCGAAGATTTATCGTGTTGTCCGTGCCGATTGCAAGCGGGTCGCCCGTCCCGAAGGAGTTGACCTGAGGATGAGCATTTGCAAGGTCCAGCAGGGCTTGCTTGATTTTTATCCAAGACATAGTTTTGTAACTTGAGTATGTTCTTTTTATGCGCTCCCATTTCAGCAGTCGTTACACGCCCCGAATTGACCGTAGGGGTAGGGGTAGTCAAGGTTGCTGATTCCCATTCTTCGGTTGCGGTCCAAGACCATCCCGGTTCGGTAGTTGGTGGCGTTCGGGTAGATGGTATCCAACGCAGAAGGTGGCGAGTTCCACAAGGGGTATGAATTGCGGTTCTCCATGAGGTAGCGAGTAATGCGTTCGGAATACCACTCGGCATCGTTCTTGACCTTATCGGTCAGCCGGGTAATCTCTTCCATGCTCATTTGCGAGGATTCCTCGCTCGTTCTACGGACCATCCCCTTGTTCATGTACTTAAACGCAAGGACCATAGGCAGTTCATAGTAAAGCCATTGAATCATCGCAGGCTGGATGTAGTCCTCCAGCAGCGTTTGGTTGAGTGCAGAGGTTGAACCGCTGACGACCTGCGTAACCAATTCCCCGTAGAGTGCAGAACCAACGATGGGCTGAATCCGCATCTCCTGCACCTTGACAACCGTTGGACGGATTTGGGTGTAGGATACGTTCTCGTTTATGATACTATTGTCCAGTAGCGTTTCTTCGCTGATAAAGAGTGCCTTCATGCCTTCGTGATTTTATTGCCTTTACGGATGACCAACTGCTGCTCCCATACATGGCGACATTGGGGGCGATTCACTCCGCTGGGCGTGTGATACCAACCGCCCCTGCGATTCCATACGGAGTAGCCCATGATTGCACTAATCCCGTCGATGTCCTCACGGGTGTAAACCTTGCCTTGACCGGCCAAGTCCAACATGACCTTGCAAAACTCACGGCTTGACCGCTTGTCCTTATTGCTGAATCCCGTGGCCCATGCGTACTTGTAGCGGACCTCCAGTACAGGCTCGGCAACTTCCTTGACATTCTTGGGAAGGTTCTGCTCGGCTATCTTGTCCACGGCCCTGCTGATAGGATAGCGGTCCTTGGTAATCAAGTAGGCGACTCGCTTGGCGACCTTCGCCTTGCTGACCCCGAACTCCTTTGCCATTTCTTCAACCGATGCGTCCCGGTTCTTCTTGCGGTACGCCTCAATCTTCTTGTCCAGTTCAACCTCTTCTTCGCCCAGTTCGGCAAAGGCCAAGCGGATGTTTTCGTCGATGTTGGTGTCGAACCGCATCGGCTTCGAGTGCATCACATGGTAATCGTCGGCATGGCATCCGAACTTACTTGCAACGACCTCCAAGACCTTGAACTCTTCGTCGCCCCATCCGTAGTCCTCATCGTCTTCTTGGCCCCATTGAGGCTCGCTGAACTCTTGAGACTGAACGCCCAGCATCGTGTCAATCTCTTGGGCTGATAGGCCGAAGCCAGCCGAGAGCATGGTTCGAGCCATTTCCAGCGTGATTTTCTCCTGCATATATTGGCGAACAATTCGCATCAGGTTTTGATACTCCCTGCCTGACAACTTCTTGATGTTGTCGTTGCTCTGCAAGGCTTCCACGGCTTGCGGTTGCTCGTCGGGTTGGGGGTTAGGTCCAACCACGTCGGCAGGTTTCTCAAGCGGTTGCAGACCTGCCTTTTCCCGAAGTTCGTCTTGGGTCATTATCTGCAACAGGGCTTGTTCGCTTAGTCGCTCCGTGATAGGCTCTACGGGGATCAGTTCCATACCCTCAACGCCATTGAAGGATCCCAAGTAGTTGATCATCCGTTCCACTTTGCGCACCCGGTCGTTGACGTAGGTGGCCTTAAACAACTCGTAAGCCTCGACTAATTCAGTCCTTCCTCCGAGTTGGCCCTCGGTTTTGACACCGAATAACGCTGGATTCGTTACACGATGTGCGATGAATATCTCTTGCTGGATTGATTTGTTTAATACCTCGAACTGCTTATCCATATCGGACGGAGTGAGCGGTTCAAGCGTCGGGGCATTCGCTGCTTCATCGTTGAAGGTTACAACGAAGCGACCAGCGTTGTCCGTACCGCTGAACTTACGCTTGATTTGACGCTCGATGTCGCCCTGTTCTTCGGGGGTCGGGATGCCGTTGTTGAAGTTTATCAAGTAACCGCCCCAAAAGTTGTTTCGCAGGTTGTTGTTGTGGAAGTTCGCCACTTGCACGTCTGCCTCAATCCAAGCATTCCCCCCGATGTATTCCGGGAGCGGGTAGTGCTTCACGCCTGCTGCATAGACCCGATAGTAAAACAACTGCTTTCCGAGGCGATTCTCCGGGTCGAATGCAGGAATCTTCTCGATGTCGCCGACCTTGGGGAACAACTGCATCATGTCATCGTTGTACCAATCAGCGACTTGGAACATCTTTTCTTCCTTGTCCACCCGGATTTTCTCAAAGGGGATGTGTTCCATCTTGGCGATGGTCCCAAGTTTGGACCAAGTAACCGCAACCGCAAAGCCGTTGAAGATTTCCAAGTCAAGGACCAGTTTCTCGGTGATGTCGTTCAAGTCCTCGGTGCTTGACATTCCGTCGAAAAACTTGATGAACCGGGCCTCTTGCTCTACGGTCAGGTTGTCGCCTGCCTGCCATCCTCCGCCCATGATGTAGTTCACCTTGCCATTCACGATAGCGTTGTGCTTGGACGACCTGCGATAGTTGTCAAGCAGGTAGTAGGGGTATTCATTCGCAAAGCCATAGGTGATGTATTTGCCGGAGCGATTCTCCAGCATTACAGGGACCTTATGCTCTATCCCCAACCATTGAGTGAAGTGTTGAGTAGACTTGCTCATAGCGTTACTGCGGTAAAGTTGAGGGACTGAATCGTGATGGGTTCAGCAGAGTTCTTTGAGTTGACCATGATGGTAAAGTCATCGTTGACCGCTGCGGTGAGGTAGGCTTCAAAATAGACCGCATGGCCGTTGTCGTGGCTCATTGTAACCCCTGCCTTGCTGGATGCTATCGGTGTGCCTCCCTTGGCGATGTACCAGTCAAATTCCCTGTTGTTGCTTGCCGAAAAGGTCATATTTGCAGACACCTTCAACGCA